CAACAATGTTTACTATGATCCTGATGGTACTCTTGAAGCCGATCTTTCTTCGGCTTCTGCCGTTACTGTTACTGCGCTTCGGGAGGCTATGGCTCTCCAACGTTACGAAGAAGCCCGCGCTCGGTTCGGGTCACGTTACGTCGAATATCTTCGTTATTTAGGTGTTAAATCCTCTGACTCTCGCCTTCAACTTCCTGAATATCTGGGTGGCGGTTCTCAAATGATTTCTTTCTCTGAGGTTTTGCAGACTGCTGAAGGCACTGATGCAGTCGGTACGATGCGCGGTCACGGTATCGGGGCAATGCGTTCTAATCGTTATCGCCGTTTCTTTGAGGAGCATGGCTATGTTATCTCATTACTGTCGGTTCGCCCAAAAACGATGTATGTTCAAGGTCTTTCGAAAACGTGGAATAAACGTACAAAGGAAGACTTTTGGCAGCAGGAGCTTCAACACATCGGGCAGCAGGAAGTTCTTAACAAAGAAGTCTATGCCGCTCATACTACCCCGGATGGGGTCTTCGGATATCAGGACCGCTATCAAGAATATCGTCGTCAGGAATCTACGATTGCAGGAGAGATGCGCTCGTCTCTCCTTGATTTCTGGCATCTGGGGCGCACTTTCTCCTCTGACCCTGCGCTTAACGCAAGCTTCGTCAAATGCGTTCCCACTGAACGTGTATTCCCTGTTCCTTCTCAGGACGTCTTGTATATTATGGCAAAACACAATATGGTTGCGCGTCGCCTGGTCTCTGGCTCTAGCGCTTCTTACATTTACTAGGAGGTTCCTATGTCTAATCACGATCCCGATCTAGAGGTGTTCGAGAGTGAGTTTAATCCTAAGCCTCTCGACAAACGTGGGCGGGAAATTCCCGACCCGACTCCGATGGCTCCGCCAATCGGCTATAAAAAACAACCTACGATTGCTGAGCGTATTCGCTCTATGGTGCAATCTGAAATGCTGCAGCGTGATCTTGCTGCGGCTGGCGCCGAGACTTTCGACGAGGCGAATGACTTCGACGAACCCGGCGAAGGCCCTACTTCAATTTACGAGTTCGATGAAGATGCCGAACTCGAACAACATTTGGCCGTTCAGGCCGCTAAAACTGCTCCTCCAGAGCCTCTAACGACGCCGAAGGCGTCTCCCCCCAATAAAAAAACTTCAGCGCCTAAGGGCGCTGACAACGCGGCAGGGGCCGCGGATAGCGACGGAGGAGCTGAATAACAGTACACTACTTGATGTGGACTGTTCTAACTGACACCAAGGGAGGTTAAGATGGGCAAGAAAAGGGGTTCTAGAGCCACACCGGTTCGAAGGCTTTCGCGCGTTGTCAATATCCCTAACGCTAACTCGTTGCGAAGGCCTACGGTTCGGCTCAACCCGTTGCCCTCTCTCCCTCTGGTGTCTCTTATAAGTTCTTTTACTGAAGTCTCTGATCGTAGAACTTATCATCCGAGCGGGCCGTCGAGGTCCGCTCGTTCTACCAGTCGTGCACATCACGATTTGGTTTCTCCGTCCCCTTTCGGACGGTTTTCCGGCTCCTATGGTGTCGGCTTTAAAAATCCCGAACGTGTATTAGTTTGTATTCGACGCAAGCAGCGCCGCGAGGTGCTTCTTGCGAAAGGTCGTGGTGGTGCCAATCGTAAACCACGTCGCTCCTATTATTCAGACGTGAGGTGTTAAATGCTTGGGAAGCTCATATCTGCCGCTTCGTCGGCTATTGGTGGTCTTATGGACCGATCTGCACAGAAGAAGGAGCGTGGTATCGCTCTTAATCAGGACAATACGACTGTTCAGCGTCGGACGGCTGACTCTCTCGCTGCGGGTATCCATCCTCTTTTTGGCCTTGGCGTTTCGCCTTCTTCTTATTCTGGTACGACTGTGGGCGGCATGGCTTCCGCTCTTGGTAATGCTGGTCAGGATATTGGTGCGGCTGTTGATAAAATGCGCACTCCTGATCAACGTGCTACGGCTCTTGATCAAAGGCTGCTGTCTTTGCAGCTTCGCCGTGGCGAGCTTGAAAATCTATTGCTGGAAACCCAGCTTCGCCGTGAGGCTCAAACTCCCGTGCCTGCTCCGCCGTCAATGGGCGGAGACCTTGCTTTAATCCCCGGCCAAGGTGACACGCGTGTCGGTCGTTCTCTTGTTATCCCTGCTCCGGGCCAGAAGGTTTCCAATTGGAAGTCTGGCCGTCAGTCTGATGCGCAGGACGTTGAAAATCGCTATGGCGAGTTTGCTGGCGACACGTATGGTTTGTTGTCTGCTTATGTGGATGCTCATAAAAATCCGCGGGTTATTATTGATGCTGCGCGGTATGGTCAGGACGTTGTTATGCCGTGGTTGCGGCATCTTCCTCGTCCTCGTCGTTCATCTGTTGTTGCTCGCGCTCCTAATCGGCGCGATGCTTATAATTCGCAAAGGAGGTGATATTATGCGCAGAGGAAAACGTTCCTACGGTCGCAAATCTTATTCTAAAAAACGTAAATCTAGCAAACGGCGATCGACCGGAAAAGGCTCTATCCGCGTCGGGTACCGCATGTGATATGTACTGCGTAAAACCATATGTTAACCAGCAGGGGAAAGCCTACGGCTGCGGCCAGTGCTTCCCCTGCAAACTCAACAGGAGAAGAATATGGACTCACCGCTTAATGTTGGAGTCTCTACATCACGAGCAATCCGCTTTTTTGACCTTGACATACTCGGACAAATTTCTGCCATTGAGTGCGGGCGGATTGCCCACATTGTCTGTAAGCGACTTCACGCTATTTATGAAGCGTCTTCGGAAAAAGGTCGGTCACCCAATACGTTTCTTTGGTGTTGGCGAGTACGGCGACACGACTCAACGCCCACATTATCATGCCGTGTTATTTGGCCTGCCGACTTGCGCATATGGTCGGACGAGGATGCACAAAGAGAAGTGCTGCTCGGTGTGCTCTCTAGTTTCCTCCGCATGGACCGTGAACGGGGAGATTGTCGGCGGTATCGAGTTAGGGGAAGTCAACACGGAATCTATGCAGTACGTGTGCGGTTACACAGTCAAGAAAATGACCTCCTTGAGGGATACTCGACTGAATGGCAGGCAGCCGGAGTTTTCCCGTCAGAGCAGGAGGCCCGGTATTGGTTCGACGGCTGTGGAGACTTTGGCGACGGCTCTGACTTTACATCCTTCGTCGGCTTTGAGGCACGGGCGCAAGGTGATGCCGTTAGGCGCTTATATGAAGAAGAAATTGAAGGACCGGGGGGTCATCTTTCCAGATGCGGATGAAGACGCGCAAGTGCTCGCTGTGCGGAAGGCTGCGGGCTTTGTTGAAATCTCGCCGGACCAGTTCGCGTCGGCGTGGGCTAAATATGGTGTCCCGTCTGCGCCAATGGCGAAAGCCGTCATAGGTGGGCACCGTTCTAAAATGGCGCAAGCCATGTCTGAGGAGTCGAAAGGGAAAGAAGCCTCCCTTAAAGCGCGCTTCAAATTGAAAGGGAAGCCGTTATGAAACGGAATAAGTTTTCATTATCTAATACGAAACTCCTATCTTGTGATATGGGCGAGCTGGTTCCAATCGGACTTACGGAGGTGTTACCTGGTGACACGGTTCAACATGCAACTTCCGCCTTGGTGCGCACTCAGCCTTTATTTGCTCCGGTCATGCACCCTGTGGAGGTTCGCATACATCATTGGTTTGTCCCTCATCGTCTTGTCTGGGACGAATTTGAAGACTTCATTACTGGAGGACCTGCGGGTGTTTCCGTTCCTACATTTCCTACTATTACCATTGGCGGGGGCACTGGTGCTGCTATCGGGTCTCTCGCTGACTATCTTGGTGTTGTCCCTCTTGTGAATAATATCGAAGTCTCTGCTCTGCCGTTTCGTGCCTATGCTGCGATCTGGAATAATTGGTACCGTGACCAAGATTTGGAAACTGAGCTTGCGATCGATCTCACTTCTGGTGCTGATACGACTACGAATACTGCTTTGCAAAACTGTGCATGGGAAAAGGACTCTCTCACGTCTGCGCGTCCTTTTGAGCAAAAGGGCGCTTCTATTACGATTCCGCTTGGTGACGCTGCTCCCGTTGTCAAAATCAACGGTGTGAACAAGCCCGGCCGCATTCGGTTTTCAACGACTGATGCTCTGAACAACGTTTCTGGTCAGCTTAACTCTACCACTGGCGGTGGTTTTCAGAATTTTGCTGGCAACAATGTTTACTATGATCCTGATGGTACTCTTGAAGCCGATCTTTCTTCGGCTTCTGCCGTTACTGTTACTGCGCTTCGGGAGGCTATGGCTCTCCAACGTTACGAAGAAGCCCGCGCT